GTTTTATAACAATGGTACTCCTACTTACATTACTGGCACTCATTACATGTACTTGCAATGGTCAAAAATTGATATTGGAGCACCAGACTTTAGAGAAGCAAATAGATTATTCTTTATATTTTGGGAAGCATGTAAAGCAGATACAAGGTGTTACGGGATGTGCTACCTTAAAAACAGACGATCTGGATTTTCATTTATGTCATCAGCTGAGCTTGTCAACCAAGCTACAATATCTAGCGATGCTAGATTTGGAATACTTTCAAAGTCCGGTTCTGATGCAAAGAAAATGTTTACCGATAAAGTTGTACCTATATCAGTCAACTACCCGTTCTTTTTTAAACCCATTCAAGATGGTATGGATAGGCCGAAGACTGAATTGGCATATCGTGTTCCAGCATCGAAACTTACTAGAAGGAAGCTTGAGTCGAATGAACAGCTAAGAGAACTAGATGGACTTGATACAACTATTGACTGGAAAAACACGGGTGATAACTCTTATGATGGTGAAAAGCTAAAACTATTAGCTCATGATGAAAGTGGTAAATGGGAAAGACCTGATAATATATTAAATAACTGGAGAGTTACAAAAACTACATTAAGGCTAGGATCAAGAATCGTAGGCAAGTGTATGATGGGCTCGACTTCAAATGCTTTAGACAAAGGTGGAGACAATTTCAAAAAATTATACAGCAATTCAGACGTTGATAAAAGAAATAGAAACGGACAAACATCTTCTGGACTCTATAGCTTGTTCATTCCTATGGAGTGGAACTATGAGGGATTCATCGATACTTATGGATTACCTGTCTTCATTAGAGGTAAAAATACAGTCAAAGGAGTTGATGGTTACGAGATTACAACAGGAGTTATTGAACACTGGGAAAACGAAGTCGACGGTTTAAAGTCTGATCAAGATAGTTTAAATGAATACTATCGTCAGTTTCCAAGAACTGAACAACATGCCTTTAGAGATGAGGCTAAATCATCTTTGTTTAATCTAACTAAAATATACCAACAAATAGATTATAATGAAGATGCTAACAANAANGCNGCNATTACAANAGGTAGTTTTTCTTGGGAAAACGGTATTAAAGATTCTAANGTTTTATTTANACCTAATAAANATGGAAGATTTAAAATTAGCTGGGTACCACCAGTTAATATTCAAAATAGAATAATTAATAAAAATGGAGGCAAATATCCTGGTAACGAACATATTGGAGCTTTTGGCTGTGATAGTTACGACATTAGCGGTACTGTTGATGGTAAAGGCTCTAATGGAGCTTTACACGGACTACTAAGTTTTCAATGGAAGACGCACCGCCTAATCATTTCTTTTTAGAATATATATCAAGACCTCAAACGGCTGAGATATTTTTTGAAGATGTTTTAATGGCTTGTATATTTTATGGCATGCCTATACTTGCTGAAAACAATAAACCTAGATTATTATACTATTTTAAACGTAGAGGTTACAGAGGTTTTTCAATTAATCGTCCTGATAAGATTTGGAACAAGCTCTCTACAACAGAAAGAGAAATAGGTGGAATACCTAATTCAAGTGAAGATATTAAACAATCACATGCTGCTGCTATAGAGTCTTACATAGAAGAATATGTTGGATCTAGTGAGNTAGGNCATGGAGANATGTACCATCAAAAAACATTAGAAGACTGGGCAGCGTTCAATATAAACAATAGAACAAAGCATGATGCTTCGATAAGTTCAGGTTTAGCTATAATGGCTTGTAATAAAAACAGGTATACACCTGTAGCTGTTAGGCAAAAAAAATCTATAAACTTAGGTATTAAAAAATATGATAACACAGGTTATAATTCAAAAATAAAATAAATGATAAATACTAATTACAATAGTTCTTTTCCAGATCAGGTAGTACCAGATGCAGAAAAAGCTACTTACGAGTATGGTTTACAAGTAGGTAGAGCTATAGAATCTGAGTGGTTTACTAATGACAATGGTTTTACGGATAGATTTGGTAGTAATTATAATTCTTTCCATAACTTAAGGTTATATGCAAGAGGAGAACAATCTGTACAAAAATATAAAGACGAACTTTCTATTAATGGTGATTTATCTTATTTAAATTTAGACTGGAAACCTGTACCTGTAATACCTAAGTTTGTTGACATAGTTGTTAATGGTATGTCTCAAAGAAATTATGAAATAAAAGCTTATGCTCAAGATCCTGAGTCTTTAATTAAAAGAACTGCTTACGCTGAATCTTTAATGAGAGACATGAGGCAAAAAGATCTTATAAACCAAATAAGCCAAATAACTGGTATGGATGTTTCTAAGTCAGGTGGTAAAGGTTTAGAAATGGAAAGTGAAGAAGATATAGAACTTCACATGCAAATGAGTTATAAAGAGTCTATTGAAGTAGCTGAAGAAGAAGTAATTAATAATGTATTAGCTAACAATAAGTATGATCTAATTAGAAGAAGATTAAATTATGATTTAACTGTATTAGGTATATCAGCTGTTAAAACTGATTTTAATAGATCTGAAGGAGTTACATTAAACTATGTTGATCCAGCTAGTTTAGTTTACTCATATAGTGAAGATCCTAATTTTGAAGATTTATATTATGTAGGTGAAGTTAAATCAATAAGCTTACCAGAACTTAAAAAACAATTTCCTTATTTAACTGCTGAAGAATTAAAAGAAATACAAAAGTATCCAGGTAATCAAAACTACACTAGAAACTGGAGTGGTCGTTACGATGACAATACTGTGCAAGTAATGTATTTTGAATATAAAACTTATGCTAATCAAGTATTTAAAATAAAAGAAACAGCTAACGGTCTTGAGAAAGCTATAGAAAAAACTGACACTTTCAACCCGCCAGAAACTGATTCATTTTCAAAAGCATTTAGAGCTATTGAAGTTCTTTATTCTGGAGCTAAAATATTAGGTCATAATAAAATATTAAGATGGGAACTAGCTGAAAATATGACTAGACCTTATGCTGACACTGTTAAAGTTAATATGAACTACAACATTGTAGCTCCTAGAATCTACAAAGGTAGAATAGAGTCTATAGTTTCACGTATAACTGGTTTTGCTGACATGATACAGCTAACTCATTTAAAGCTGCAACAGGTGATGTCTAGAGTAGTTCCTGACGGGGTTTACTTAGATATGGATGGTTTAGCAGAAGTTGATTTAGGCAATGGTACTAACTATAACCCAGCAGAAGCATTAAATATGTATTTTCAAACAGGTTCTGTGGTTGGTAGATCAATGACTCAAGATGGAGGTATGAACCCTGGTAAAATACCTATACAAGAATTACAGTCTAGTTCTGGTGGTGCTAAAATACAGTCACTAATACAGACTTATGAGTATTATTTAAAAATGATAAGAGATGTTACGGGGCTTAACGAAGCTAGAGACGGAACATTACCTGATAAGCAATCGTTAGTAGGCTTACAAAAACTTGCTGCTGCTAACTCGAATGTAGCAACTAGACATATCTTACAAGCTAGCTTATATCTAACACTTAGAACATGTGAAAACATATCATTAAGAATAGCTGATGCTTTAATGTTTCCTTTAACTATGCAAACTTTAGCATCTAGTATATCAAGATATAACGTAGCTACATTACAAGAATTGTCTCAAGTAAACATGCATGACTTTGGTATATTCTTAGAATTAGAGCCTGATGAAGAGGAAAAACAATTATTAGAGCAGAATATTCAAATAGCTTTAAAAGGTGGTCAAATAGACTTAGAAGACGCAATTGATATTAGACAAGTTAATAATTTAAAGTTAGCTAATCAAATGCTTAAGAAAAGAAGAAAAGAAAAGCAAGCTAAGGATCAGCAAATACAACAGCAGAATATGCAGGCACAAGCTCAGGCAAATGCTCAGGCAGCTGAACAAATATCTTTAGCAGAGGCTCAAAAGCAGCAGGTTATATCTGAACAAAATATTAACTATGAACAAGCTAAATCTCAGTTTTCCATACAAAAAATGGAAAGAGAAGCTCAGATCAAGCAGCAGTTAATGGAATTAGAGTTTAACTATAATATGCAATTAACTCAAGCTCAATCAAAAGCTAAGCAGCAAGATGAAGCTTTTAAAGAAGATAGAAAAGATCAAAGAACAGAAATGCAAGCTACGCAACAATCTGAACTTATAGATCAAAGAAAAAACGACTTATTACCTAAAAACTTTGAATCCGCAGGTAATGATACAATGGGCGGTTTTGGTTTAGAGCAATTTGGCCCTAAATAATTTTTAATAACTATTATATTATATTATGTCAGAAGAAATAAAAGAAAACCCTAAAGGGGAATTAGAACAAGGTGAGTTTAAGGTTAAGAAACCTAAGATGAAAAAACTTACTAATAAAAAAGCAACTAAATCTAAAATAGATTTATCTAAAAAAGAAGAGGTTAAAGAAGAAGAAAAACCTGTAGATAAAGTAATTATTAAAGAAGAACCTGTAATCAAAGAAGAAGTAAAAGAAGAAGTAGTTGAAGCAAAAGAAGAAACTAAATCTCCTATATCTGAAATTACAGAAGAAGAAGAAGTTGTTGAAGAAGTAAAAGCACCTATAGTAGAAGACGTTGTTGAAAGACAACCAGAAATAAAACTACCAGAAAATATAGAAAAGCTGGTTAGCTTTATGGAAGATACAGGTGGAACAGTTGAGGATTACGTTAGATTAAATGCTGACTACTCGAATGTAGATAAAGATACTTTATTAAAAGAGTATTACAAACAGACTAAACCACATCTTGACACAAGTGAAGTTAATTTCTTATTAGAAGATAACTTTCATTATGATGAAGATTTGGATGAAGAGCGAGATGTAAGAAAGAAAAAACTCGCTTATAAAGAAGAAATTGCCAAAGCCACTAACTTTTTGGAAGAAACCAAGAGTAAATATTACGACGAGATCAAGTTGAGACCGGGCGTTACTCAGGAACAACAAAAAGCTATGGACTTTTTCAATAGACACAACGAAGAACAAAAAATGGTTA